CAGGGATAATCATGATGTCGAGGAAGACATTGTTTACTCATGCGAAGGATGTGGCGAATACTTTAGCTCCTATGACGATGCTGCCGAACATGAGATGCACTGTTCAAAAGCTCCAAAATCATGCGTTCAATGCGCCCATTGCGATATTGACTGGAGGCGGCATTTTCCCTGCATGAAGTACAATTTTGACAGGTCTACAACGGCCTGTGCCCATTTTGAGCAGGCGCGACGGTAAAGAGGTTCCCTTTATGGAGAGCAAACGTAATCCAACGGCAGTGAAGTGTGCAGAATGTGGAAAGGTATTTTTCACCGCCTACCACAACGCCGCATATTGCTCCGCAGAATGTCGGCGCAAGGCGGCGCGACGTCGAAGATATGCAGCTCTCCAGAAACGCGAGGCAAGCGCCCATGCCGGAAGCTGACGACTTCCTGGATCTCAAGACGGTGGCGGCAGTCCTGCATCTTGACCCGCGGACTGTGCGGCGGATAGCCTCTCGGCTTGGCGGTAGGCAAATAGGCCGCAAGTGGAGGTTTCGCTGGGGCACCGTTATTGGAGTGTTCGATGCCGACGAAACTCAAGAGCAGAGGCAACGGATGGCTGGCCAGGGTGATAGTGGCCGGCAGGGAAGTGGACAGCAAGCTGTTCCCGGCGGGCAAGAAAAACGGCCCGGAATGGCTTGCGGCACGTCAGTGGGAGGTGCAGCGCAAAAGGGAATTGATGGAAGCTCAGGAGAAGCGGCGGAAGACCCTCACGGCCTTCGAGCTGCTCTTGGCCTGGGGAGAACGGTATCTGGCGCATGTTGAGCGCACCATGTCGCATTCAACCTATGTCGAGAAGCGAACCGTAATGAAAGCGTTCTTCAGCTACTGCCGCGAGGAGGGTATTGCCTCCATAGCCGACATGACGAAGCCCATGCTCACGCAGTGGCTTTCGGACGTGGCTGACGAGCGCGGGCCGGACAGGGCCAACCGTTACAGGAAAAACCTGTTGGCGGCCTGGCACTGGGGCGTTGACGCCGTTGAGGGCTTTCCGCAGGAGATGCCCGCGCTGGAACGCATCAGGCCGTTCCCCGTGGATTCCAGGGAGCGGTATGTGCCGCCGGAGGAGGATGTTGTCGCCGTGCTGCGCCAGGCGCGGGGGCAAGACCTCGTGATGCTCCTGACATACTATTACACGGGGGCGCGGCGCAGTGAGGTGTTTCGCCTTGCCTGGGACGATGTTGACCTGTTGGAAGGCCGTATCCGTCTGACAGATCACAAGGCCGGGGCTGGGCGCAAGCGTGTGCGCTGGCTTGATATGCACCCGGAGCTGGTCAAGGCTCTTGCCTGGTGGAAAGAGGTGCGGCCTTGCGAGGTGGACAATGTGTTCATGCAGCTCCAGAACGATGCGGCGAAGGGGCAGCCCTTCAAGCAACGGAACAAGCTCATGCCGTTGCTCTGCGCGAGGGCGGGGGTGAAGCCGTTCGGCTTTCATGCCCTCCGGCACAAGGCGGCGGCCATCACGTTTGCGGCTGGCGGGCTGAACGCGGCGCAGACGTTGATGGGACACTACCGGGCCACGACCACGGATATTTATGTCCGCAGCGCCGGGATGTACGAGAGTCAGGACGTGATCACAAACGCCCTTGGTTCCAGTGGTATTGGCCAGGCTGTGAGTGGGCTTTTGGAAAAGGTAATGCCCCGTGGGGTAGAGGCCCACGAGGCATTTTGTAAACAGAACCCTGTAAACAACCGGGTTCAATAAAAAAGGGCTTGCGTAACCCTTTGAAATTCTTGGCGTCCCCAAGCGGATTTGAACCGCTGTTGACGGCGTGAAAGCCGTGTGCCATTGCCTACCGCCATTGAGTTTCCCAGGATGCGCAAGCACTTTGGAGCAGTCAGATGCAACAAAGTGCAGTGCGATTTGTAAACGATTTTTGTAAACAGTCTTTCCATCCTTCTCTCTGTCGGGGTGTCCTCCCCGTCCCCATCTCCACTGTGCTGCAGGATGCCTCGTGCGTCTGCGCACGGCATGTCCCTTCCTGCCGCATCTCTGAAAATCCACCACACCCCACCGCCCACCATGCGGGGGCCGCCCCCTTATACCCCCACCCCAAAAAGCAATCGAACCAGAAATGTCCACTGAGCAGACGGCAACGCCATCAAATGTTTGAAGTGGCGCGGGTCCTTCTGAACGCCCTGGTCAGCAAGGGCGGAACACCCCCAGACTTCGGCCGCGATTCACGGAACGGAATCAGCGGAAAAACGGAATGGGGCGGCGTCTTTTGTCACGCCTAAAACATTTCTTTGTTGTCAAATATATCAAAGGGTTAACCAATGGCAGCCAAGAAAAACGAGATGCGGGCCAAGGTCGAGGCGCGGCGCAAGGCCGAAGCTGAGGGGGCAGCGGCCCAAAAGTCGAAGCCCGTGGCCGTGGCCAAGCTGGAAATATCTGATGACGAATTGCAGGGATACTTGAACGAAAACAGGGTGGGTGATGCAAAACTGTATTGCCGTCTGCATCGTGGTTCGGTGGTTTATGTCAAATACTGGGAACGATTTTTGGTTTGGGCTGGCCACCATTGGGCAGAAGATGACTACGATACAGCTTTTCAACGCATTGAGGATGTATGTGAACTGTATCTACGGCTTGCAGAACATAAACAGACGGAGGCAGCTGAAGAAACAGACAGGGACATTAAAGGAAAAATTCAAAGCGTTGCGGATGCAGCTTTACGCCGCGTCAACCTCTTGCGGGACACAAATGGGCAGGAGAGATTGATGCAAATGGTCAGGCGCATCCGTGACCCTCTTGTCATATTGCCAAAATTCATAGACCAGCAACACTATATCAAGGCGTGTCCGAATGGTGTGATTGACCTCCGCACTGGTGAATTGTCGCCTGGGCGTCCAGAACAATATATACTCAACGCTATAGCAACAGAATATGACCCGGAATTGCTGAAAAAAAGTGACCCATGCCCGGAAATCAATAAATTCCTGCTGTCATCAATGGACGGCGACCAAGAGCTTGTCAATTTTATCTGGCGGCTTCTGGGGTATGGCCTCATCACCGAACGGCGCGATCATATTTTCACGATTTTTTGGGGCGAGCATGGCCGCAATGGCAAGGATACCCTCATCAAGCTGGTCACGCATGTTCTGGGACAGTCGCTTTCAGGCGACGTACCCGTGGAGATGTTTCTCCAGATGCAGCAGACCAGAAATTCCAGCGCACCCTCGCCGGACGTTCTGGCTCTGCGCGGGATGTGCATCGCCTGGATCAATGAGGCCGAGGAGGGGCAACGCTTCGCCCTGGCCAAGCTCAAAAAGCTCACAGGCGGCGGCTACATCACTGCCCGCGGATTGTTAGACAAACTCCAGACCACCTGGCTCCAGACCCATCTGCCCATCATGACCACCAACGAGCTGCCGAGGGCCAAGGCCGATGACGCGGCATTCTGGGCGCGCGCCGTGCTGGTCAAATGGCCGCTGTCGTTCGTGGAAAACCCGGAGCAGCCGTATGAACGCCCAGCGGACAAAGACCTGTACGAGAAGGTCTGCGCGGAGGCCAAGGGGGCGCTCGCCCGCATGGTGCTGGGCGCTATGGAGTATCTGCGCGACGGATTGAAGATACCTGATAAGGTAAAACAATGGACACGGGAACAGCGCACAAGCTGGGATGATGTCGGGCTGTTCCTTTCGGACTGGTGTGAGCTTGAGGAACATCAGGACAATCCTGACAACTACAGGACGCGCATAAAAGCGACAGAGCTGCATGAGGCGTTCTGCATCTGGTACGCCATCAACAGAGATAAACGATATAGTATTTCTGCAAAGAAATTTGCGGAAATGCTGAACAAAAAGGACATCCCGTACAAGCGCAGCGACGGTTCTTGGCGGCTGGGCATTCGTCTGAACGCCGAGGGTCTGGCGGGCGTGGCCGATTATCAGGCTGCACACTAATCTGTCCGGTCTTGTCCGGCATTACACGGGATTAACACCATGAAAATACAGCAGAAATATGCAATCGGACAGGTGGACAGATTGCCAGCCATACTACCACGCGTAACGGGCACATGCACATGTGCGCGTAACCTATAGTGTGTATCTGTCCATGTGTCCGTTACTCAAAAAAATGTAGAAAAATAAATAGTTAAAAGAAATACAACTCGGACAGGTGCGGACAGATGCAACTACTTGACCTTTATCGCTCCCGCTTTGGCAACGCCGTGAAGCGGCAGGGGAACGGCTGGAATGGCCCGTGCCCGCTGTGCGGCGGCGAGCCTGGCAAGTCCGACCGCTTCATGGTTTGGCCGGAGCGGGACGAGGGACTGGGGGAAGCCTGCGCCGAGCATGGCATCAAGGGCATCTGGTCATGCCGCCAGTGTGGCGCGTCCGGCGATACCATCGCCTACCTGATGAAGGCGGATGGCCTGGATTTCAAGGCTGCGCTGGTAGAGCTGGGCATTGATGGCGGGCGGCCCTCGCATCGGCGTCGTCGGGCTCCACAGGAGCCGCAGCGGGAGGATGCCGCATTCCAGCCCCGCGAATGGCCGACACCTTCGGATGCCTGGCGGGAGTATGCCGAGAAGCTGGTCGCTGAGGCGCAGGGGCGTATCTGGCAGGAGGGAACGGCCCTCCGCTGGCTGGCGGCGAGGGGTATCGACGAAGATGCCGTGCGGGCCTACCGCATCGGCTATCTGCCGCCGGAGGGCGGTAAGTATCCGGGGCGCTGGCGCGCCCGCACAGCCCTGGGCCTCGCCCCGAAGACGGGAGAGGACGGCCGGGCGCACACAAAAATTTTCATCCCTCGCGGCATCGTGATTCCGACGCTGGGCATTGACGGGCGGGTGCTGAACATCCGCATCCGTCGGCACAGGGAAGATCTGCGGGAGCGCAGCCCCAAGTACATGGAGCTGGAGGGTTCCAGCCATGCGCCCATGCTCCTGCGCGCGCCTGGGCCGTCCGCCTTGGCCGCCTATTTTGTCGTGGAGGCGGAGCTGGATGCCGTTCTCATCCACCACGCCACGGGCGGCGCGGTGGGCGCTTTGGCCGTCCGCACCAACCGGGGCAAGCCGGATGCTGCGGCCCATGCCCGCCTCAAGGACGCCGTGCTTGTGGGCGTTGCCCTCGACTACGACCAGGCTGGCGCAGAGGGCGTCGCCTTCTGGGAACGCACCTACCCCAAAAGCCTCCGCTGGCCGACGCCCGAAGGCAAAGACCCCGGTGATGCCTTCAAGCTGGGGGTGGACATTCGGGAGTGGATTGAGGCCGCGTTGCCGCCCTCCGTGTCCATGCCGTCAGGCCCTCACGGGGCCAGTATATCATGCACGGAGGCAACGGCGCAAGATGATTCACAAAACGGACAGGCGGACACTTTGTTGCCTGGTACGTTGGAAATGGGGGGCGGGGGCAGGCTCAAAACGGCAACCGGGGAAGAAAAGGAAGGGGGCCGCCCGGATTCGTGCCAGGCGTGGCCTGGGCGGCCTGTGGACTGGCTGACAACGCCCGCCGGGCCGCAGGACAGCTTGCGGGTGCTGGCGCGGGCCGGGCTGCGCGTGGAGCGCACGTCCTGCAACGGCGAGGATGATTTTGTGTATGTGGGGCATGGCTGGTGGCGCACGGAAGACCAGATGCGGCTCATGGCGTGGTCGCGCCGCTGGGGGCATTTCGTGCGCATGGCCCTGTACCCGGACGGAAACGGCCCTGCGGCATAGCAGGGAAAGGACGGAGGCGGCCATGTGCGCGCAAATGCGGAACAATCCCTTGACGCGGGGGCGGTTTTCGGGGAAGCTGGTGTTCCCTAACCTAGCGAGGCTTCGCCGGAGCCTTTGCCCGTCCCCAACGGGCGAAAATCGCGGCGCTTTCTGTCTCTGCCATTACCGCACCTCCGTGGGACGCGGGCGCATATTGGCGGAGCAACGTCCAGTATCCGTGAGGACTGGCGGCCTCGTTTGGGCCGGGGAGCGTTGTTCCGCCTTTTTTTGTGCCCGAATCCCAAACCTAGCGAGGTGCCTTATGTCCATTGACCCCATCCGATTCAAGCTCCTGGAAGCCGATTATGACGCCCTGTGCGAGCGTTCCATCCAGCAGAAGAAGCTGCTGGAAGCGCAGCAGGTTGCCCTGCAACGGCTGGAAGCGGAACTGCGGGAAATGCGGGGCGAGCTGGACGACCAGCACAGGTTCGCCCAGAAGCTCTCCATGCATGTGCTCGCCCTGAAGGGCGCGGGCGGCGCAGCCCGTGCAGGAAGGCAGGTTCCCGCCGCACAGGCGGGCGGCCCAGTGCGGCGCGGCGGCTGCGTCATCATACCCTTTGGGGCGCAGGCCGTGGCCGATTCCGGCGCGGGCGGGCTGTGATGCGCGGCAATCTGTCCGGCCCCTGCGCCCGCAACCCCGCGCCGTTGCTGGGCCGGACAGGTGGACACGTTGCACATGTCACTTCCACGCGCGCGGAAATTATAACATACTAATTCCTTTACAAAAAATTTTTAACGGGTATAGAATGGCCCAAACTCTAACCCGCAAAGGAGAAGCAGTATGACAAGCAATCTCGTTCCCTTCATGTTCGGTGAAAACCATGTCCGCGTCCGCATGGACGACAGCGGCAATCCGTGGTTCGTGGCCAAGGACGTGGCCCGTGCGCTCGACTATGAATGGAATGGGGCGGCCCGTATCGCCCATGTACCCGAAGAATGGAGGGGGGTCACATCCATTGTGACCCCCTCCGGCGAACAGGAGATGCTCGCGCTTTCCGAGCCGGGCCTGTACTTCTTCCTCGGCCGCAGCGACAAGCCCAAGGCCCTGCCGTTCCAGAAGTGGCTGGCGGGCGAGGTGCTGCCCGCGCTCCGCAGGACGGGGCGCTACGAGATGCCGGGGCATCCTTCCACCCATGTCCGGCACAATATGCCTGAAGGGCTGCCGGAGGAGGCGCTTTGCCTGCGCCCGTCCCTGCGTCAGCGGCTTTGGCAGGACGCCTTGCAGACGGCCCGGCTGGACGGCAAGGGCAGCGAGGAGGCAATGCAGTGGTTTGCCTACCTTTGCCGCATGGCGGCGGCCAAGCCGCCTGTGACCAATCCTGTACGCGAAAAGGTGCGCGCCTTTTTCATGGAATGCTGCGAATACGATGCTGAAGGCCGCGTTTCCTTTGGCGAGCTGTATGTGGCTCTCTGCCGCTGGCATCGCGGCAGGGATGGGCGGCAGCCTTCCAAGAGAGCCTTTGGCGAGTACCTGCAGGAGCTTGTGCCACGCCTTCGCTCCAACGGTTCGCACTATGAAGGCATCCGCCTCAAGAAGTCGAAGAGAAAGGCCGCGTAATTGTTTGACTGCGGGAGGGGCATATCCCGCCCCTCCCGACATGCCTGGAGTAGAATATGGCAGACGATACCTTGCTGCAACGCAACACTGAACTGGAAAGCATCAGCCGGGAAATGTTCGGTGACGGCATGCGGCTCCAGATTGTGGCTCCCACGTCGTTGACGCTGTTGAAGGACAACGCACGCTTTTTCAAGCGCGAAACATTCCGGCAGTTACGGGACAACATCGCGGCGGACAAAAAGCTCTCCAGCGTTCCCCTCTGCTATCAGTATGAGGACGGCAGGCTGGAGGTGCTGTCCGGCAATCACCGCGTACAGGCCAGCATTGAAGCCGGGCTGGCGCACATCATGGTGCTGGTCATCACCGAGACGCTGGACAAGAGCCGCCGCATCGCCATCCAGCTCTCGCACAACGCGCTGGTGGGCGAGGATGACCAGAGTATCCTGGCCAACCTTTGGGCGCAGGTCGAATCCGTGCAGGACAAGCTCTACAGCGGCCTGGACAGCGAGATGCTCAAGGAGCTGGGCGACGTGGAGCTGGTCAACTTTGCCACGCCGCAGGTGCCCGCGCATATGGTCACGTTCATGTTCACGGACGGAGAGCGCGATCAGCTTTCGGAAATCCTTGACCTTCTGGCGGACGCTGCGCGGCGCTCCAGTGCCGTCCATGTCTGCCCCGGCGCACAGTACGAGGCGTTCACCAAACTCCTTGCCGATGTGAAGAACGCCGAAAAAATCCGTGACAGCTCCCTGGCCATGACGCGGGTTCTGGAGATTGTTGCCGAACATCTTGAGCGGACGGCTGCGGAGGCGGACACTGCCGCCGAAGGGGGCGGCCAATGAGCTTCCTCGGTTCCATTGCCGGGCCTCTGCGCAAGGTGTTGGCCGCCTATGCTGATGAGGTGACCGTGCCTGTGCTTCTGCCGTGCGCGGGCAATTTCACCGTGGGCGCGGCCCTGCGCTCAGGCGGCTATCAGGGCCGGATCACGGGCTGCGACATTACGCTCTACACGTCTGCCCTTGGCGCGTACCTCGCCGGGGACGCCCTGGAGGCCGGGGAAAAGCCGGACTGCCCGGAGCATTTGCGCGGGTTGCTGGATTTTTCCGACCCCGCGCACCTGGCCGCGTCGGTCAGCATCATGCTTGATTTGCGCCAGGTCTGGCAGAACAAGAACGCCTGGCATCGGCGTGTGCTGGCCAACTACCGCCGGGAGTGGCCACGGCTTATGGAAAAGACCTTGGCCAAGCTGGATGCGTACCGGGCGCACCTGGCACAGGGACAGGGGTTCGGCTATGCGGCGCAGGATGCCGTGGCCTTTCTGGAGCAGCAGGATAGGGAAAGCGCCGTCTTCATCGCGCCGCCCACCTTCGGCAGCGCGGACTACATCCATCAGGAGCGGATGCTGGCCGCGTCTGTGGAATGGCAGGCCCCGGAGTATGCGGAAATCAGCTTTCAGGATGTGGCCATCTATGAGCGCATCCTGGCGTTCAGACAGTGGATGATCATTATGGAGCGTCCTCTGCCGGAGATTGAAAGGCTCCTGGGCGACCCCGTGGCCGTCGTCCACAAGGGGCGCAAAAGCATCACCTATGCCTATGCCGGACACAGCCGGAAAACCATCGTCACGCGCAGCTATCTGCCCTCGCGCAGTCCGGGTCCCATCTTCCCCAGCGACAGGCGGCTCACGGGCGGGGAACAGCCGGGAATCCTGTTGCTGGGCCATGAGGAGACCGTGCGGCTGAACGAACTGTTCATGGCCGCCCGCGTGGACTACATCTTGGTCAGCCTCATCCTTTCCGTGGCCTTCTGCCTGGACAGGAAAATCATCGGCAAGGCCGACTTCAAGCTGTCCAAGGCCGAATGGGCGTTGCCGGAACCGGGCCGTCAGATTTACCAGCAGTCCGACCTTGCCGTGCCCAGCGAGGCGGAACCGCGCCTCTCCAAGCTGGTGCTCATGTTCATCCAGACCCATGAAATCCGGCGGCTCCTGCGGGAGAAGATGCCGGAGGACTGGCGCTTTGCCACCACAACGGCATTCTCCCGGCATCCCGTGAGCATGAAGTACCGGGGCGTCTACAAGCTCCACAAGCGGCTGGACGGCCCGGAACACGGCGGCTACCGGCTCAACTACTACGGCGAGCTGGGCAAATGGAATCTGGCCGAAGCCTATGCCGAATGGCTGAAAAAATACCACAAGTAGGCGTTTTTTTTGAAAAAAACTGTTGCAAGGGGCGGGAAATATGGTAATGTGTAGATATGTCAATCACTTACACCATAAGGGGAACAGCCATGAAAACATCCCGCCGTGCATTTCTCGCCAACATCATGCGGGACGCCTGGACGTTGGCCCGTCAGGGCGCGGAGCGGTTCGGGGGGAGCGTGAGGCTGTATTTCGCTTTCGCGCTGCGCCTTGTCTGGCAGGACAGTCGGCCCCGCGCCGTCTGGCATCCGAAGCAGGGCAATCGCTTCTGGCTGCCCGGCGTCCCGCTGGCCGCGTCAAGGGCGCGCACGGGGCAAATGTTCCTGCCCGGCGTGTCCGTGAAATAACGAAAAGGGGCGGCTGTGCCACCAGCCGCCCCGCAACAGGTGGAGTCAACCTCCAACCTTAGAGCTGCAAGGCAAGGTTGGCTTCACGGGCATCAAAAGTCAAGGAGCCGACCTGTGAACATAGATAGGAAAACCCTCCGGGCCATCAGGAAAGAGTGCCGGGAACTGGCGCATGAGATGATGCTGGAACAGTACAAGCGGTATGATGACATCTGGTGGAACCGCATCCACATCGGCCCGGCGCTGCTGGAACACGGCAGGGAGGTTGTCGCGGAAATCAACCAGCGTATGCCCAACCTCCTGAGCCATGACCCCTGCACCGACCCGCTGGATATTGTGGCTCGGCGCTATGGCTTCGGGGATACGTCCGAGCTGGTGGATTTCCTTCTTGCGTACACGCCGCGCGGCCCTGTTGAGGAAAGCCTGTTCAACAGGCTGATGGATGAGCGGCTGGGCGAGGGCTGGGACGCGCCGGCAGCCGCGACGCAATCGGCAACGGTCATTGACGATGTGCCGTTTTAGGCAGGGAGAGAACCATGATACAGACATCGTATTTCAGCGGCAAAGCGCCGGGCGAGCGCAAGGTGAGCATCGCCAAGTGGCCGCCGCGCTTCTGGAGCGGCCCGCGCGCCAATATACTGGCCCCCTCCAATCCCAAGGCGGAGGACTGGGCGGCGGCCTATCGGCGCGATCTTGAGGCGCGCTTCCCCACGGCGGAGCGGCTGCGTGCCTACCTGGAGGAGCTGGAGCGGCGTGTGCCCGACCCCATCCTGTGCTGCTACGAGGCCGACGCCTCGCAGTGCCACAGGCGGGTGCTGGCCGCCTATGTCAAGGAGCTGCTGGGCTGGGACATGCCCGAATGGCAGGCAGGGCCGCCCCAGGCGTCCCTGCTGTAGATGAGGCGGGGGCGGCGATGCCGACACATCGACGCCCCCTGGACTTGGAGGGATTACGGCCCGCCAAGCACCAACTGCGACCGTAATCCCTCCGCATCCCAAAATCAACGGAGGGAGCCATGCGCGGGAGCCGTGGCCGGGATTGATGCCCCGCGTTCCGGAGCGGACGCGGGCCATGTGCCGGAGTGCGATATGCCGAACACTGTGGAGGAACTGCTGGAAAAAAGCGCCAGTACGGACATTCAGGTGCTTTTGACCGCCAAGGAGAACGCCAAGCGGGCCGCCTTGGATGACCCCTCCCAGGCGAACCTCGCCGCCCTGGAGCGCGCCTCCAAAATGCTGGAGAGCGCGATGAACGCAACGAAGAATCTCAAGAACTGGCGGGAAGTGCTGGCGCACGTCAGCGACAACGGGCGCAAGCTGGGCAAGACGAAGCTCTTTACCGACATCGGCGCGGGCCGCCTGCGCAAGCAGCCGGACGGCTCATTCAGGCTGCGGGACGTTGAACGCTACATGGCCAGCCTGCCGATGGCTGGAACGCCGGACAGCGTCGCCGTGAAGGCCGCGGAACGCCAGCGACGCAAGGAGGAGGCCGACATCCGCAGGGCGGAGGTGGACGCCGAGGCCCGCGCCTTCGACCTGGAGGTGAAGAAGGGCAAGTACGTCCTCAAAGACCAGGTGCATCTGGAGCTGGCGGCCCGTGCCGTCACACTGGCATCCGGCCTCAAGACGGCCTTTGAGGCCCAGGGGCTTGACCTCGTGGCCACAGCCGGAGGCGACGCCAAGAAAACCCCGGCCCTTGTGGAGCGGTTGGAGTCCATTCTGGATGAAGCCCTCAACGAATACAGCCGCGAGGTGGAGTTTGAGGTGACCTTTGAACCGGCGCGGGAAGTAAGGCCCGAAGGCGATATGCCGGAGCCGCAGGATGAATAGGAGAGTGCGCATGTCTGTTTCGGAGGAAGAAAAAACGAAGCCGAAGCCCCTGTACGCCCGGCGCTGCCATGATTGCGGCAAGCCCTGCAACAACTATCGGTGCGAGGCATGCTGGCGCAGGCGGCGCGGCTTCGGCACGGAATACATTGAACGCCGGACGGGCGGCCTGGACGATGAGGCGTGAAATCTGATGACCCAGCAGCTTGAACTCTGTCCCATGCCCCGGCGCGAGCCAATGCGGCGGGTGGCGCTGACCGCGCCCCTGCCGTCCTGGCTCGCGCCGGGCGTGGCCCGTGACGTGGCGGCCTATCTCCAGAACGGGGGCGGCCCGGTCAGTTTTCAGTTTTCCAAGGGCGAGCGAAAGGTGCTTCGTCGGCGCCGTCCCATCCCGGTCAGCCAGTGGGCCGAGCGGTTCCGCGTTCTGGAGATGTCCTCCATTCCGGGGCGCTGGAAAAACCTGTTCACCCCGTATCTGGCGGGTATCATGGATACGATGGCCACGCGCGGCGTGGAGACGGTCATCATCTGCAAGTCGCCGCAGACGGGGGGCAGCGAGGCCGGGCACAACTTCGTCGGCTGGTGCATTGACCGCTGCCCAGGCCCGGTCATGTATGTCTTCCCGGACGAAATCACGGCCCGCGAGAACGCCAAGGACCGCATCATCCCCATGATTGAGGCGTCGCCGCGCCTGCGCGAGTACATGACGGGCTACGGTGATGACGCTTCCTCCCTGCGCATTAACCTGACCCACATGCCCATTTATCTGGCGTGGTCAGGCTCGGTGTCACGGCTGGGCAACAAGCCCATCCGCACCTTGATACTGGACGAGCTGGACAAGTACAAAAACCCGAAGAACGAGGCCACCTCCGAGGCATTGGCAGAAAAGCGCACCATCACCTGGCGCACCCGGCGGCACATCCTCAAGATTTCCACGCCCACGGATAAGAACAGTCCCATTTGGCTGGCCTTCACCGAGGAAGCCCAGGTGCGTTTTGATTATTGGGTGCGCTGCCCGCACTGCGGCATCCGCCAGCTCATGCAATGCGACCGCATTGACTGGCCGGGCAAGGGCACGGACAAGGAGCCGGACGCCGAGGAAGTGCTGACCCGCCGCCTGGCGACCTACCCCTGCGAGCACTGCGGCACGGTCTGGGATGACAATGACCGTGACCGCGCCGTGCGCGGCGGGGAGTGGCGCGACAGGGCGGGCGGCCTTGACCTCGCTTCCTATCTGGCCACCCGCCGGCCGCAGAAGGTGGGCTTCCATGTACCGGCCTGGCTGTCCTTTTTCGTGTCGCTCTCCGAAGTGGCGCGGGCGGCGCTCAAGGCCAGGCAGTCAGGCCGGATCAACGACCTCAAGGATTATCAGAACCAGTACAAGGCCGAGCCGTGGGTGCAGGAACACGCCGTGCGCAATGAGGACGCAGTGCTGGCCCTCTGTGACGACCGCCCTCGCGGCAAGGTTCCCGGCCCGGTTCCCGGCAAGGCGGGGGACGTGCCGCGCGTGTGCTGCCTGCTGGCGGGCGTGGACACGCAGAAAGGGCATTTCCGCTATGTCATCCGGGCGTTCGGCTTTGGCGAGCTGGAGGAAAGCTGGCTTGTCCAGTGCGGCACGGCGGACACGCTGGAGGCCCTGGACGCCATCTTCTGGCAAAGCGCCTACATCGACGCGCAGGGCCGGGAATACCATGTGCGAGCCGTGATGATAGACGCTATGGGCGGCCGGACGGCCGAGATTTACCGCTACGCCGTCAAGCACCGGGGCCGCGTCTATCCCTGGCAGGGCGTCCGCTCCATGACCCAGCCCTACACGCCCACGCCGCAGGAATACTTCCCTGACATCAAGGGCAACAAGATCAAGATTCCCGGCGGCATCAATCTTTGGCGCTGCGACACGACCTTTTTCAAGAATGACCTCGCGCATAAAATCGGCATCCACCCGGATGACCCCGGCGCATTCCACCTGCACAGCAATGAGCGGGGAGAGCTGGAGGAATATGCGCGCGAGATGTGCGCCGAGGTCTATGACGATGACGAGCAGGCATGGATCAATCCGCACAGCAGGCCGAACCATTACTGGGACTGCGAGGTCATGGTCAAGGCGCTCGCCTACATCCGCAACGTCCGCAACAGCAAGGTGAAGGCGGAAAGGCCCGCCCGGCGCAAAGCCGCTGCCGTGCGGGGCGAATTCGGCGGCATTGCCGGGCGCTTCGGCGAGTTCAGGAGGTAGTTCATGGAGGAACATCGGCAGGACAAGGGCCGGCGGCTCAACTGGCGGCAGGCGTGCGAGATACTCGGCTGCGGGAAAGATTATTTTTACAGCTTGATAAAATCTGGCTCACTCCCCGCATACCGAATTCAAGGCGGGAGGCGCGGCCTCTGGGTGTATGAAGCCGACTGCCGCAGGCTCGTGCGCCCGGTGCCGTTGTGCCCGCAAAACGGGGCAAAACCATGAGCGAAAGACGCAGGAAAATTGCCGCGTTTTTGCTGAAAATCGGGGGCAGGTCCTACAGGGCGGAGCTGTTCGATGCCGACCAGTGGAAGGACGGCGAGCCGGGTTGCGTCCGCCTGCGCGTCAACGGGCGATGGCATAACCGGTCGGACGGCGCACGCTGCTGGCTGGACGCCGGGGACGTGGCGCAAGTCATCCACGGGATGCTGGCCGGGGAGGATGGTTTGCCGCCCCGCCGGGAGGTGCCGGACAGGCCCACGGTCAGGAAGGGGCAGCGCGTGTCCATGCCCTGCGGGCCGTACACCAGCCGGGGGGAGGCGTTGGGCCGGGCGGTCGGATTCCTGGCCAGCGACGAGGTGATGCTGGGCAGCGATTGCCGCTGGTATGTCATTGCGTTCTGCGCGTCGCGGCGCATGGGCTTCGTCCCCTATGATGAGCTGACCTTCCTTGCGAAGCACTAGAGGGATATTCTATAAAAATTTCTAGAAAATTATTGACAGTAGAGAAAAAAATCTATACTGTTATGGACAAGGACCCAATAATGAAGCGTAAAGACATTCTCAGAATACTCGCCGCTCACGGCTTTGTCTTTCGGGAAGGCGCTAACCATACAAAGGTGTATGACGCAAACGGCAACTATGTTACGACCATTGGCAGACATACGGAAATCCATGAAAATCTTGTACGTCTGCTTGAAAAGCAGATCGGAATTTCATTGCGTTGAGGTGAACCATGTCAGATAAATATTATTTTGCTGTGTTCTGTCCTGAAGATGGTGGTGGTTATACAGTCTGGTTTCCGGACGTGCCAGAAGCCAATACCCAGGGCGACGACCTTGGTGAAGCCATGTTCATGGCGGCTGATGCCTTGCGTGAAAGTCTGGAAGAGTATGTTGCTGCCCGAAAAGACATTCCGCAGCCATCTTCTCTGGAAGATGTGCAGGCAAGTGCTGCGGCAACAATCAAGGAGCTGGGCATTGTGCCTTGTGGCCCGTTGGCCTATCCGCCTATTGCCATCCCTAATCTTGACGCCACGCCTGTAAAATTGGGCATCAGCATGCCTCGTAATGTGCTCGCTGAAATCGACCGCAAGGCCAAGCTCAACGGCATGACTCGCTCCGGTTTCCTTGCTGCCGCCGCCTTGGCCTGGCCCGCAGCGGCGAACTGAGGGAGTAAGGGCAAGCCCATGTAACATGCCGGAGGGACAATGTATTACTATTATGCGCAGTTTTTGCCTGATGAGGAGCAGAAAGGCGTAGTGAATGTTTCTTTTCCCGATTTGCCCGGCTGTGATCCCTTTGGCACGGGAATGGATGGGGCCATGCAGGCCGCGATGGATGCCCTGACAGGGTATCTGGAAGTTGAGATGGACAGGGGAGAAACCTTGCCCGAACCGTCCGATTATGCCACGGCGGTAGCCAAGGCGGCGGCGCAGGCGCGGGAATTGGATATTGCCGTGACGGCGGGCACGCTGTATCAGCTTGTTCCTGCCGACCCCAAGCCGGAGCCTTTCATGCGCCTGAACATCTCCATGCAGCCGCGCCTTGTGGCTCTTATCGACCGCCGAGCGAAGGAGACCGGCATGACGCGTTCCGGGCTGCTGGCGGCGGCGGCGCGGGAATATGTGGCCCGCTCCTTGGATGCCTGACGGGAGGAACCGTTCTTCGCCCTGGGGCGCTTCGCTTGACAAGGCCACCTACCGCGCTTATCAAAAAAGTGCGGGGCAGTGCGTCAACACTGCCCCGCCGGGGCAACCCCCCGGAGTTTTGTGAACTCGCAGAAGAGCCCCTAGGAATGGAACCGCATCCGCCCTGGGGCTCTTCTGTTTCCGTTATCCGCCGAAGCGGCGGAACACAAAAGCCACGATGGCGCTGGCAATGATGCCGGCGAGCACATCAAGCAGAAACTGCTCCATAGGCAGACCTCCTTTACCGGAGGGCCGCCCCGCCACCTCTCTACCATCCCCCGTTCCGGCCCGCAAGACGCCTCTTTTGCCTCCCCCTCGGCGAAGTTTTGAAAATTTTTTTGTCCGTATGTTCTGTTAGTTCTGTTTGTTCGGCAACATATGATGCCATGCTAAAAACGACATGCTATTAGCAAGGCATGTCTATCTGGACCCGTCCTGAACTCATCGACCTCATCTCACGCTGGAAAGAAGCCTACAAGGCCGTTTCCTGCGGAAAGTCGTACACCATCGACGGCCGCTCCCTGACCTATCAGGATGTGGCGACCATCCGTGGTCAGCTCGACTTTCTTCAGGGAGAACTTGAAGCCCTGGACGGCAAGGGCGGCAGCCTCAAATACGTCAACTGCAGGACGGTGCGCTGATGACCGGCCTTGTTGACGCCTACGGCAAGCCCGTTTCCACGGCCCGCTATGTCCCCGGCAATTCGCGGGACGCCGGATCTTTCCGCGCCCCGCTTTCCGGCTGGCGCGGCCCCATGCTTTCCGGCAGGGCGGACGCGGCTCGCGAACGCATGGTCATGCAACGGCGCGCGGGCGACCTGGCCGCCAATGACTGGGCGGCGGGTTCGGCCCTCCAGGCCATAACCATGAACGCGGTGGGGACGGGCCTGCTGCCCAAGGCCGCAGTGCCGTCCGACATGCTGGGCATCGCCCCGGAAGAGGCCGCCCGCGTCGGCAAGGAAATGGAGTGGGCCTGGAGCCGCTGGGTGCTGGAAGCCGACATCCGCGGCCTTTCGCATTTTCACGACCTTCAGCTGTTGGGGCTGCGCACCATGCTGACCCACGGCGAGATGCTGCATCTGGCCGTCATGCGCAGCGAGGCGGAGCGTCGGTCTTCCGGCGACCTCTTTTCCCTGGCAGTGCAGGCCGTGCGGCCGCAACGCCTGCAAACGCCCGCCGATCTTGTGAGTGACCCCGCAGTGCGTGACGGCATCCGCTTTTCGAGCTGCGGGCGGCCCGAATTCTACTATGTTGCCAATCCCCCCGTATCGGCCCTGGACGCTTTCACCTCCACGGAAGTGCTGACCAGCGCCGATTTCTCCTGCATCCCGGCCACGCGGGCGCACCGCCGTCTGGTTTTCCACCTCTATCGGCAGGAGGAGGAAGAGCAGACGCGCGGTGTTTCCGCCTTCGCGCCGGGCATCACCCTGTTCCGCAACCTGTCGGACGCGCTCAATTATGAGCTTTTTGCCCAGGTCATTGCCGCCAGTTTCCCGGTATTCATCGCCACTGAGAGCGGTCAGATGCCGCTTGCGCAGGATGGCGCGGATGAGGCCGAGCCGGGCGAACGCTACCATGAAGTGAAGCCGGGCCGCGTTTACTACGGCGATGTGAACCAGAGGCCATACCCGCTGGAGAGCAAGCGCCCCAGCTCCAATTTTACGTCCTTCGTCGAAATCATCCTCCGCGCAATGGCAGCCAGCCAGGGTATTCCCTATGAGACCCTGGCCAAGGACTACTCCAAGACAAACTACAGCTCCATGCGCGCCGCGCTCAATGAGGCGTGGAAGCTCTATTCGTATTACCGCCAGTGGTTCGCCCGCGCGTACTGCCAGCCCCTCTGGGAGATGCTGGTGGAAGAGGCGTGGTTGCGCGGATTTGTGAAGCTGCCCAAGGGCGGGCCGGATTTCTATGATGCCCGCGAGCTGTGGTGCAATGCGAGCTGGGTCGGCCCGGCGCGCGGCTTTGTTGACCCTGTGAAGGAAGTCGAGGCCATCATCCTCGCCCTGCAAAACCGCCTGATGACCTATGGCGAGGCGTGGGCCGAACGCGGCGGCGACTGGGATGAAGGCGCGGAAACCATGCTGGCCGAAGCCCCCAGGCTGGCGCAACTCGGAGCGCTGCCGGTGGGCGGTAAGGCGTCCTCCGGCAGCGGGGACGGCAAGGAGAAGGAAGATGCCGATGACGCATGACCGGCTCTGGGCATTGGCCCCGGAACAGGCGGACGCCGTGTTCAGCTTGTACCGGGAGGAAGCTGCCCTGGCGGCGCATCCTGAAAGCCGCCCGACTGCCCTTGCCGAGGGGCGCACAACGGAGGACTTCGCCGCGTCCATGACCCGCCGTGAAGGGGGCGTGGCCGTCATTTCCGTCAATGGCCCCATTGACCGCACCACGCAGACGGGCTGGATCTCAGGGCAGATTTTCGCCGTGGGGCAGGACGCCATCCGCGTTGCGGTAGGCAATGCCGTTGCAGACCCCGGCGTCCGAGCCGTCCTGCTCTCCATCAATTCGCCCGGCGGTGTGGTCAATGGAACCAAGGAGCTGGCGGACTACATTGCCGACATTCGCGCCGCCAAGCCCGTTGCCACCTATGTGGACGGTCTGGCGGCATCCGCAGCCTACTGGCTGGCCAGCGCCACGGGGCGCGTTCTTGCTCCGGCCACAGGGCAGGTGGGCAGCATCGGCGTCATCATGTGCGTGCCGGAATATTCAGGGTTTTATCAGCGCGCGGGCGTGAGCCTCCAGTACATCGCCAGCGGCAAATTCAAGGGGGCCGGGCGCGGGGAGCGCCCGCTGACCGAGGAGGAGCGCGCATATTTTCAGGACAGATTGACCGCCATCCACGCCATTTTCAAGGCGGACGTGGCCGGGCGCATGGGCATCACGGCACCCGAACCGTTGTGGGGGGAAGCGCAGGTCTTCCTGGGCGCGGAAGCCAAGCCCCTTGGCCTTGTCACGGAGGTCGTGCGCGATGAGGCGGCGGCAATCCAAACACTATTGGAGGAGAACATGCCCAATCTGACATTGGAGGCGCTTTCCAAGGAAGCGCCCGAACTGGTGGAGGCCATACGCGCCGAGGCCAGGGCCGAAGGCCGCAAGGAGGCCGAAGCCGCACTGGCCTCCAAGCTGGCTGCGGCGGCCAGGGACGGCGGGGCCGGCGCCCTGGCCGCCATGAAGGCCGTGTGCAGGGCCGAGGATGTGCAGGCAGTGGAAAACCTGCTGGCCAAGGCCCAGGCGCTCAATCTCACGCCGGAACAGCTCGCTGGTGTGGCCGACCTGTTCCCCAGGGCCGAGGCCGCGCCGCAGCCTGAAGCTGAGGAAGACGGAAGCCGCGCTCACATTCTGGCAGCCCTTCAGGGCGCGCATACGCCCCCGGTCAATGCCGGGGCAAACACCAGAAATACTATCAGCCCGCTGGTAGCCGATGCGGAACGCCGCGCGGCGGCGTCGCGGGGTTAGGAGGCAACCATGAGCAAGGTGGAAGTGACCACATACACCTTCGGCAAGCGGTTCAGCGAAACCGTGCTGCATGAGCTTGACCCGCGCTACAGCCGGGAGACCGTGACCATCGCCGCCGGTTCCGGCGCAGTGCCCTTTGGCGCAGTGCTGACCCGTGATGATGAGGGCAAGTATGCCCCGCTCAAGGAAACGGCGGGGGAGCAGGATGCCGAGAGCACGCTTGGCGCTGCCAAGGCCGTGTATATCGGGCCGGATTTGGAGGCGTCTGATTCTGACCAGTCCGCCCTGGTGCTGCGCGGCTACAGCATCATCAATGCGGCCAATCTGGTCTTTGACCCATCTGTGACCAAGAAGGCCGACGCCCTGAACGCCCTGCGCGATCTGGGCTTTGTCGTAAAGGAGGTTCCGAGCGATGTCGATGCTTAATTCCGCTGATACGTTCAGCGCCGTCGAAATGACGGACGCCGTGAACAAGCTGCCGCTGATGCCTACGCGCTTCTCCGGCATGTTCGAGGAAAAAGGCGTCAGAACCACAGCCGTGGCCCTTGAGCTGAAGGCCGGGCGCATCACCCTCATTGCCGACCAGCAGCGCGGCGCGGAGCCGGAATATCTGGGCGGACGCGGCAGGAAGCGCGAGGTGAAGATGCTCACCTGCACGCATCTGCCGCAGGCCGACACCCTTTCCCCTGAAGACATTCAGGACGTGCGCGCCTTCGGTTCCACGGAGCTTGTCTCGGCGGCCACTGTCATCAATGACAAGATGACCGTGCTCAAGCGCAACCTCGACATGACGCGCGAATTCCATCGGCTGGGCGCGGTCAAGGGCGTGGTTCTGGATGCGGATGGAACCACGGTGCTGCACAACATCTATGACACCTTCGGCGTCACGCCGACCAGGATGAATGTGCGCTTCCCCGCCTCCTGGGCCGCCAATGAAGACCCCGTCCTTACCAGCATTGTGCAAGCCAAGCGCGCGGCGGAAAAGGGCATGCAGGGCAACCCCTACAACCATTTTGAAGCCGTCATCGGCTCCAACTTCTACGACTGCCTGACCAGCCATGAGCTTGTGCGCTCGTACTGGAAGGAATGGCTCGCCCATCAGCAGGACTTTGGCGACAACGATTACCGCAAGCGCGGTTTCACCTACGGCAACGTGACGTTCTACGAGGCCAGCGAGGTCGTGGGCGGTCGCCAGCTTGTGGAGCCGGACAAGGGCCACCTGTACCCCGTGGGGCCGGGCATCTGGAAGATGTACAACGCGCCGGCCGACTGGATGGAAACCGTCAATACCGTGGGCCTGCCGTTCTATGCGCGCATGGACGAAAAGCCCCGCGGCCGCGGCTATGACGTGGAAGTGCAGGCCAATCCCCTGACCCTTTGCATCTACCCCGAAGCCCTGGTCGAGCTGACGGTCAAGAAGTCATAGGAGGCGCGTCGTGGCTGATTTCGTCATTGCCTACAGGCCGCTCAAGCAGTTCGAGGGCGGCTGGTGCAAAGACCCGGCTGACCGTGGGGGCGAGACGTATGCGGGCATAGCCCGTGCGTTTTTCCCCAACTGGTCGGGCTGGATCATCATTGACCAGGCCAAACAGCATGCCTCGTATGCCCAGGGGGCGAACAGCTTCAGCAAGTATCTCGCGTCCATACCTGAGCTCACCGCCAAGGTGGAGGCATGGTACAGGGCGGAATGGTGGGACAGGCTGGGCCTCGCCGCATTGCCGCAGGAAGCGGCGGACGAGATTTTCGAGGAGGCCGTGAACCTCGGCAAGGGCGGCGCGGGGAAAAAGGTGCAGACCGTCTGCAATGCCTTCAACCGGGCGAGCAACGGCCAGCCGCTCTTTGTTGACCTTGTGCTTGATGGAGCCATCGGCCCCAAGACGTTGAGCGCCCTGTCCACCATTTTGGCCCGCCGTGTGGATGTGAAGTCTCTTGTCCATGCCCTCAACTGCATGCAGGGGGCGCACTATCTGGAACTGGCCGCCAAAAAGGCAAGCCAGCGCAAATTCACGTCCGGCTGGATGAGCCGGACGTATGACCCGAAATAGGGGGACGCCATGAAGCGCATTATCGCCTGCCTCATGCTGGCCTTTGCCGTTTGCTGCATCGCCGTGGCGGTGATTGCCGCAGAACCTGCGGCGGAATCGGCCCCTGTCGGCGGGGACGTGGTCGCGCAGCTGCTGCTTCTGCTGCCCGCCTCCTGGGAGGGCTGGATCACGCTGGTGGTCTCCGTCTGCGCCATGCTGGCCGCCGTCATTCCGCGCCCCAAAGAAGGGGCGAATATCCTCTGGCGTTGTCTTTACGGCCTCATGAACGCCATCGGCTGCAACGTGGGACGGGCCAGGAACGCCAGTGCCGCGAAGGCCGTCCTGACGCATTTGAAGAAGTGACGGTGCGCCATGCTGGAACTGCAACACCTCATCCAGCCCGTAACGCTGCTTCTGGTCTCTGTCGTAGGCTGGGGCGTGAGAGCGCTGCTGTCCAGGCAGAAGGAGCTGGACAGGAAAATCGACGCGCTGCGCAAAGAATTCCATGCGGAGATGCACGAATATGTGCGCAACGAAACCTGCCAGGCGCGCTGTGAAGCCCTGCATCAGCAGATAAAGGACGGGCTTTCCGTCCACGGTTTCTGCATGCAGCAACGCGGGTTGGCCTTTGTGGACATCAATGACCCCGTGCAGATGCACAAGCTGCATGACGAGATGACGCCGGAACAGCGGCGGGAGCATGCCCGTAGCTGCCAGTTCCGCAGCGACATGGAAGGGTGAGGCTGGAAGTTCATGCGCTACTTTAAGGAAACGCTCACAAAGGACATAGACCGCGTGTTCCTCAATCTGGAGGAGTTTGCGGAAACCGTCACCCTGGACGGGGAGAGCGTTGCCGCCATCGTGGACTACGATGAACTGGAGTTTCCTGATGAAAGCGATGACCGCATGGGCGTTGTGTATGACGCGGTGAGCCTGCGGGTGCGGAAATGCGACCTCAAGGGCAAGTATCAGCCCGGCCTTGTGGTCACATTCAACGGTGAAAAGTGGCGTGTGCTTTCCTGCAACGGCATGGAACTGACAGTGTTGAAGCTCTACAAGGAGCGGAGCTGATGCGTGACCTGGAATTGGAAATCCCCAATGCGGATGCCGTCCTGTCCCGCATGAAGGAAACCCTCTCTGCAATGGCGGAGAGGACGCAGCGCAAGGCCATTGCCCGCGCCGTCAACCGCACGCTCAATGCCGTGAAGGCGGAGGCCGCGCGTATTGCGCGCCAACGCTACACGGCCAGGCCCAAAAAGCTCTTTGACGACATCGTGGTGAAAAAGGCCACGCCCGATACCCCGGCCGGGGCAATCAGCATCCGGGGCCGCATCGGCGTGTCGCTGATCCACTTCAAGGCGCAGCCCAATACGCCCGGCGTCCGTCCTCGCGGCGGCGTCTCGGCCCAGGTGCGCAAGGCCGGGCCGCGCCGGGTGAAGAGAGAAGCCGGGTTTGACCGCCCGTTCGTCATGAAGAAGAAGCAGGGCGGATATGGCGTGTTTGTGCGCCGGCACGGTGGGAAATGGAAGGATTTCTCCAAAGGCAACATGCACATGCTGTTCGGCGCTTCGCCCGTTCAGGCTCTGGGCAAGGCTGCTGAGGAGCGGATTCAGGAACGCGCTGGAGAGGTCTTCACCAGGCGTCTTGAACACGAAATTGAGGCCCTTCTTTCGGGGGTTGCAAAATGAGAAGCCGCGAGCTTGTCACTTCGCTTCATGCCCATCTTGCCGCAGAGCTGAAGAATTACGCCTTCCCTGACCCGTCCGGCACTCCGCATGACTGCCGCGTGTTCCTGCACGGCCTGCCCGACACGCAGGATGCCCGGACGTACCCCTTCGTCTGCGTCCGCTGGGTGGACAGCGAGCTGGAAGAGGACGGGGACGGCGCCTACGTCACCGAGACCGTGACCCTGATTCTGGGCGTGTATGCGCCGGAGAGCCAGGAGGAAGCGGGCATCCTGCTGGCCGAACTCATGGACGCCGTTGTGGGCTGTGTGCGGCGTTGCCGCCTGCTGGAGCACAGGTTCCAGCGTGAATTGCCCATCCGCGCGGCCATTCCCGACCCGGAACGACAGTGGAACCAATACCACATGGCCACGGTCACAACCACTTGGCAATACGGCATTCCTGTCACGCCGATTTCGGCGGACGGGTTTGCTCTCACAGAATAAGTCGGAGGAAATTATGAACCGCAGCATCTACATCGGCCCGTCGCGGCCCTACGGATTGCCCCTGATGAACGCGGCAATCCTGCTGCCCGGCGCGCCCGTTCCCGGCCTGGACAAAGCCCGCGAAAAGCATCCCCAGCTCGCGCAGCTCTTTGTCCCCATCGAAAACCTGGCCATCGCCCGCAGGCAGGTCATGCAGAACGGCAGTCCCCTGCATCGGGCCTTCGAGGCCGTGCAGAAGGAAACGCTCGACCTGCGCGCGCAGCAGAAGGGAGGTAAATAGTCATGGCCTTCAGACACGGCGTTTACACCAGTGAGGTGCCCACCTCCATTCTGCCCAGCCGCTCCGTGGACAGCAATGTGGTGGTGGCCGTGGGCACGGCTGCCGTCCACACCCTTGCGGCTGGCAAGCCCGTCTACGTCAACAAGCCCCGCATGTTTTACAGCTATGACGAAGTGGTGAGCGAAATGGGCTGGGACGCCACCCACTTCAGCGACTATACGCTGCAGGAACTGGCCTATAGCCACTTCGCCCTGTATCGCGGCGCGCCCCTGGTGCTCATCAATGTCTTTGACCCCGCGAAGCATAAGACAAGCGTGGCCGACGAGGCCGTCACCCTTGCCGACGGCGTTGCCGTGCTGGCCCACGAATATGTGGCCAACGTGCGCGTTTCCGCAGGGGCGACCATGCAGACCACGCACAGCGTGGACAATGAGGCCGTGACCTTGAGTTCCGGCACAGGGCGGCTCGCGCATGAGAACGTGAGCAACGTGGTCGTGTCAGAGGAAACGGACGGCGTGGACAACATCCTCGACGAAGGCACGGACTACACGCTGGACGCCGCAAGCGGCGTCATCACCCGGCTGGACACGGGCGGCATCAGTTCCCCCAATGCCACGCTCAACGTCAATTACAGCTATGCCGCCACCGAGGCCGGCACGGCCGTGCTGGCAGAGGGCACGGATTACGCGCTGAACGCCGTCACCGGCGAAATCAGCCGCATTGACGGCGGGGCCGTCGCTGCCGACGCCACGCTGCATGTGGCCTACGACTATGCGGACGTGTCCCGCGTGACCAGCGCCGACATCATCGGCGGCATTGACGCGGACGGCAATTCCCTGGGCTGGGAACTGCTCGACAACGTGTTCCCGCTGTTCCGCGTGGTTCCCGGTTCGCTCCTGTGTCCCAGGTATGGCGAGGACCCGGCGGTGGCCGTCATCATGGCGGCCAAGGCGCAGAACATCAACGGCCTGTTCAATGCCATTGCGATGGTGGACATCCCCAGCTCCGGCCCGAACGCCGTGCGCAAGTACACGGAGGTTCCCGCCTACAAGCAGAACAACAACCTCTCCGACCCGCAGCTGCTTGTCTGCTGGCCCAAGGTGAAGCTGGGCGACATGGTCTTCGGCCTGGCCACGCAGCTCACCGGCCTCATGAGCAAGACGGACTATGAGAACGGCGGCATCCCCTACGAGAGCGCCAGCAACAAGAACCTCTCCATCACATCCATCGGCTACGAGGAGGATGACGGTTCCTGGAAGGAGCTTTCGCTGGGCATGGAGAAGGTGAACTACCTCAACGGCGAGGGCATTTTCTCCGCCCTGAACTGGGACGGCGGGTTGCGCAGCTGGGGCGGCCGCATGAGCTGCTACCCCACCAATACCGACCCCAAGGACTGCCAGGAGCCGATTCGGCGCATGTTCAACTGGTACCGCAACACCTTCGTGCTGACCTACTTCCAGAAGGTGGATGCGCCGCTGACCCGCCGATTCATCCAGACCATCCTGAAGTCGGAGCAGATCCGCCTGGACGGCTACACCGCCCGCGAAATCCTTCTTGGCGGCTCCATTTCCTTTGAGGAGCCGGAGAACCCGGTCACAGACCTCATCGACGGCATCGTCCGCTTCCATATCCGCTTCACGCCGCCCCCGGCTGCCCGCGATATTGAGGCGGCTTTCGAGTTCGATGTTGACAACTTGAGCGTGCTGTTCAGCTAACCATGCCTCGCCCCCGCACGTCCTGTGCGGGATGCGAGGGCTGCGCGGCCCGCCGCCTTCCTGGCGGCGAAAACAGGAGCAACCATGAGAAATCATCAGTCGGAAACAACGGTCGCCTTCCGCGTCTACCATGACGGCAAGGACTACCTGGGCACGGCCACGCTGGAGATGCCCGAAATCGGCTACATGACGGAAACCCTCAATGGCGCGGGCCTCGCCGGGGAAATTGAAACCCCTGTCGTGGGCCTCACCCAGTCCATGACGGTCAAGATGACCATGACCAGCGCCACGCATCCCTTCTTCGACTCCCTCGACTGGACCAGATCCGCCCTCTACGAGTGCTATGGCGATCTGCAGGTTGTCGATCCGGTGACGCACATCCGCACCACCAAGCCCTACCGTATCAACTTCCTCGGCAGGCTCAAGACGCTTTCCATGGGTTCGCTGGAGCAGGGCAAGAAGCACGGCAATGAAATGGAGTTCGAGGTCACCCGCCTCGAAGTCTACCTCGACGGCGAGGAGAAGTTCATCCACGACAAGTTGAACTTCATCCATCGCGTCAACGGCAACGATCTGCTGGCGCAGACCCGCAAGAACCTCGGCTTGAGCGTGTAGGGAGGTGACCCATGAAAAAGGTTGAGCAAGTCACGCTGAAGGAGCCGCTGACCATCGGCGGGCAGACGTACACCACCATCGACGTGCGTCGTCCCTGCGTGGGGGATGAGGAGGACGCCATGGAGCAGGCCATCAGCATGGGGCGCGGCGAGAACCGCGTTACGCTGGAAATCTGCCTGTTCTCCATCCTGACTTCCATCCCCTATGACAAGCTGCGCGGCATGGATGCGGAGGACTACACCGCCATCCGCAAGGCGGCGGATGCCGTGTCGCGCCCTACGAAAAAGGAAGAATCGAAGGCGGAGGAACCGCAGGAACAGAAGAGCGCCTGATGCAGTTGCGCAAGGCGATGATCGCTCTGGGTCGGTACGCGAAATGGTCGCGTGCCGACATCCGGGCACTCACCGTGGACGAGCTGGAAGACTACGCCCTGGCGGCGCAGGAGTTGGAGAAGGACCGTGGCGCGTGAAATCGGCATGACATTCACCCTCAATGGGAACCTCGGCACGGGGTTCCGTTCGGCCTTTCGCGGCGCGAAGGGGCAGATAGAGGGTATTTCGCAGGCCATCCGCAACATGGAGCGCAGCCCGGAGGGCAAGCTGGGCGCAGCAATGATGCGGCAACGCGCCCAGATAAAGGAGTACGGCGCATCCCTGCGCGTGGCCACTGGTCAGCTGAACGACCTGCGTGCCCGCGCCACGGCTGCCGGCGGGGCCACGGGCATCCTGAAACGTCAGATTGAGCTGGCCGAAAATACGGTAAACCGGCTCTCCGGCCAGCTGCGCCGCGCAAATGACGGCTACCGCACCACCATTGCCGAGGCACGCAACGCTGCCGGTTCCGTGCGCGGCCTTTCCAACGCCTACAGCGAATTGTCCGCCAGCATGGGCAAGGCCCATGCCCGTCGCGCGAAGCTGGTGGGCTTGCAAACACGGTCGGATGAGCTGCGCAGCCAGCGAAGCGACTTGCAAGGCCGCCTCATGAGCACTGCCGGGCAAGTCATGGGTGTGGCCCTGCCCATCAAAAGCGCCGTGGAGTTTGAAAGTGCTATGGCAGACGCCGCCAAGACCATTGACGGCATGCGCGACGATTCCGGCAAGTTGACGGGCAAGTATTACGAGATGGAAGGAGCCATCAAATCCCTTAGCGGAAGCCTGCCATTGGCCCATGAAGAACTTGCGGCCCTGTTTGCCGCAGGGGGCCAGCAGGGCATGACCGACGTGAAGGAGTTGAACGACTTCGCCACGATGGCGGCGCATATGTCCGTGGCCTTCGGCATGAGCACGGAAGAGGCCACCAATTCCATTGGCGGTTTTCGTTCCGCGCTGCACATGACCTTGCCGGAAACGCGCAAGGTGCTCGACCTCATGAACCAGTTTGCCAACACGTCATCGGCAGCCGAAAAGGACATTGCCGATGTCGTGCGCCGCATCGGCCCGCTGGGGAATGTGGGCGGTGTGGCTGCCAAGCCCATGACGGCGCTGGCGGCCACCCTCACGTCCATGAAGGTGGCGCCGGAAATCGCGGCCACGGGCATCAAGAATCTCATCCTGACCATGACGGCAGGAACGTCCGCCACCAAGTCGCAGGATGCCGCCCTGCGCAAACTTGGCATTGATGCGGTGGGGCTGGCCAGGAACATGCAGGAGGACGGCCCCAGAGCCATCACGGCGGTGCTGGAGGCCATCAAAAAGCTGCCCAAGGCCGAGCAGCTGTCTGTCCTGCAGAAACTCTTCGGCACGCAAAGCATGGGGGCCATAGCGCCCCTGCTCGACAGCCTTGACCTGGTGAAGGAAAACCTTGAGCTGGCGGCGGACGAATCCAGGTATGCCGGAGCCATGCAGGCGGAGTTCGCCAACCGCAGCAAGACGACTGCCAACGCCCTTATGCTGGCGAGGAACAGCGCGCGGAATCTGGGCATCACTGTTGGCAACGCGCTTTTGCCCGCCGTCAACAAGGGTATTGAAGTCTTCCGCGGCATTATCGACGGGGTGACGGAGTTCGCAAGCAAGCACGAAACGCTGACCGCCGTCATTGCCGGAGGTGCCGCAGCTCTTGCCACATTTGCCGTTGGTGGGCTGGCCTTTGGCCTGCTGGTAAACGGCATGGCCACAAGCGTCCTCGGCCTGCGCCGGGCGTACCTGGCGGTGGCGGATGCTCCCGGCAAGCTGGCGGACATTTCAGTCCGGGCCTTTACGCAGATGAAGTCCGGGCTGGCTTCTCTGCGCAGGAGCTTCTCCCTGACGGCCGCGTCTGCCCGCATCATGAGCATAGGCATCAAGGGCGCATTGATTGGTACGGGCATAGGGGCGTTGGTGGTCGGCCTGGGCATGGCCGCTGAATATGTCATCACGCATTGGGAGGAAATATCCCCGGTCATCAGCGGCGTGTGCGATACGATCAAGAATGCCGTCGGCCCCGTGATTGACTGGGTTACAGACGTTTTCGCGGGTGTCGTCACATTCTTCACCAGTGTCGGGCCTGCCATAGCTTCGCGCATCGGGCCGTCCATTGAGCGCATCTCCAATGCGTTTGCCACCATCTGGAACGGCATCCGCGCCTATGCCGGTTTCATTATCGGCGTCTGGCGCAAGGCGTTCGGTTTCGTTGCGGATATTTTCAGTGGCATCGGCAGCTTCGCCGTCAGCGTGTGGGAGGGTATCGCCGCTGCCGCCGATGCAGCCGTTGAGCTGGTGCAGTCAATCTGGTCAGGCATCACGGGCTTTTTCGGCGACCTCTGGGATGGCGTCTGCAACCTGGCCTCCGGCGCGTGGGAATGGATCACCTCTGCGGGGAGTACCTGCCTTGAGGGGCTGACCATGTCCTGGGGCTGGCTCACCGATTTCTTTGGCGGCCTATGGGAAGGCATCTGCACTACTGTTTCGAGCGCCTGGGACTGGATTGCAACAAGTTGTGAACCCGTGGCGACCTTTGTCACAGGGATTTGGGAAGGCGTCTCCAGCTTTTTGAGCGGCGTGTGGGACGGCGTCGTGGCTGCCGCCCAGGCGTGTTGGGAGGGCATCTCTGCCGTTTGGACACCCGTGACGGATTTCTTCAGCGGCATTGCTGACGGCATACGCAGCGTGTTCGCAGGGCTGTTTGAATGGCTCGCGGATATGTTCAAATGGGTGACTGATGTCATCGGCAGCATCAAGAGCGCGGTGGGTTCCATTTTCGGCGCAGCCTCAGACATCGCGGAAGGGGCCAAGGGCGTCGGCACGGCCATCGGCGAGGGCATCAGTGACGCCTACAACAAAAGCGGCACGGTTATGCAGGCTCGTGCCCTTGGACGTTCCGAAGCAAAGGAGCGTGCATCCACCGCTGCGGCGCGAAGGGCCAACTCTGCGGCTTTTGAACAGATGAACAAGCCGAAGCAGCCCGCTGCGGCCACGCCTCCGGCACCCAAAGTCACTGATGATGAGTTCATGCGGCGTATGGCTGCTACGCCGGGGAGCGCTCCAGAAAAGAAGGGACGCGGCGGGGGCGGTTCCCGTCGTGGTTCCGGCGCATCCTCACGCAGCACAGGCACCGGCACGACCATCGTGCGCCTTGCCGGGGACAACCGCAATTTCACCACGCAGTACATTCCGGCAGGCGCGGCAAGAACCAGCGGCGCGCCGCTGCCCGTCTCCGGCGTATCGACTGCCTCCGCTTCCGGCGGGCGGCAGTCCGTCACCGGGACAGGCCGTTCCACGGCCTCCGGCGCTTCCGCGTCTCCGACCAGAACCACAATGCCCACGGTCAGCAACGCCACGGCCATTGTGGCCGCCAAGCCCTTGCCGGTCATCGTGCAGAACTTCCCCGGACAGAAGAAGGGCGTGACGCTGGAGCCGGAGAAGTCCGCGCCCCTGCCTGTAGCCCTGCCGCAGCAGCCCATCCAGCTTTCCACGCCTGCATCTGCCATCCCCACTGGTACGCCATCGCCGCCGGCGTCCACCACGCCGTCCGCGTCCGTACCCGCCCCCGCTACCGGGCTGCGGGCGCGGACGGCCCCCGTCATGGGCGGCCTTCTCGAAGGCCTGCGCGGACGAATGAGCGGCATGCTTTCCACGACGGGCGCGGCATTGCGCGACCTGCCAGAAGCGGCAACCCGTCTGGTGGGCGATCTTTCGTCAGATGTCACCTCCGTCCTGCCGTTCATGGGCAAGCATGGCCCATACCTTCCCGGCAATATCAATCTGCCTGACAGAGGGCGCAGCGAATCCGGCGCGCCGGTGGACGGCGGCAACGGCACGGTGCAGGTGAGCCTGCACCAGACCTTCAACGTGGGTGGCGGCAATGCGGACGCCATACAGCGCCGCCTTACGGCCTTGGGGCCGGAATTCGAGCGCATGGTGCGCCGCGCCTTGTCCGACATCTCCGCACAGGACAGGAGGGTGGCCTATGCCCAGTAAGCAGCACACTACCACGCAGGGTCAGATGTGGGATCAGATCGCCCTGGCCCGGCTCAATTCGGAACTGGCCATGACCGATGTGGCCCGGGCCAATGTGGACGAGGCCGACTGCCTGGAGTTCCCCGGAGAAATGCGGCTTTCCGTCCCCGACGCCGCGACCGTGGAGCCTGAACGCACCTTGCCGCCGTGGGAGAGGATGTAGGCATGCGACGCGCCGAAGTGGAAATCAGCATCAAGGGCAAGGATGTGACCAGGGATTTGCAGCCCTATCTCCTGAGCCTGGACTACACGGACAAGTCCGACGACGAGCTGGATGATTTGCAGCTCTCGCTGGAAGACCGTGAGCGGCTCTTTCAGGGCGACTGGATGCCCAGGCCAGGTGACATCATCGCGGCCAAAATCCGCACCTTCAACTGGCACGGCTTTGGCGACAGCGGCGAAATCGACTGTGGCGAGTTCGAGTGTGACGAAATTGAGCTGGAAAACGGCACGGACGGCGACCGTATCGCCATCAAGGCCGTACCCGCCGTGGTCAAGTCCTCGCTCATGAACCAGCGCAAGACGCGCGCCTGGGGCGATTGCCCCATGGCGCAGGTGATTGCGCACATCGCCGGGGAGGCCGGGCTGGATACGCTCTACAAGGCCCCGGAAATCGTATTTGAGCGCGTGGAGCAGCGGCAGGAAAGCGACCTCGCCTTCATGCAGCGCATCTGCAAGGAGCAGGGCCTGCGGCTTGCGGTCAAGAAGAGCCGCGTCATCGTCTACATGGGCCAGACTGCGGATGCCACAGACCCGCTGGAATACAAGCGAGAGGAAGCCGATGCCTCCGGCTTCCGCTTCAGAAAGACCATGAACGGCATCTACACGGAATGCCGCGTGGGCTACACGGACGCGGACGCCTCGGACACCACGGACAAGAGCTTCCAGCCGGAAGAGCCGCCCTCGACCGGCAAGGTGCTGACCATCAACAAGCGCATTGAGCATCCCGCTCAGGCCGAGCGCGTGGCACGCGCCGAGCTGCGGGACAAGAACAGCCAGGAGATCACGGGCAGCTTTGACGGCATGGGCGACACGCGGCTTGTGGCCGGGTGCATCCTCGACCTCAAGGGCTGGGGGCAGTTCGACAGCACCTACGTCATCCGTCAGGCCAAGCATACCGTGGATTTCACCGGCGGCTACCGCACCTCTGTCGAGCTGGAGAAGGCGCTGGAGTATTGAGCATGACCAACGAGCAAATCATGGATCACATGAGCCAGCTCATCCGCGTGGGTTTTGTGACTTCCCGCCAGGCGGAAAAGCACCGCGTCCAGGTGGAGCTGCGCGACACCGTGACGGCCAAGCTCACCACAAAGTGGCTGCCGGTTCTCTGCCCGCGCGCCTCCGGCGACCTGCACTATGACCTGCCGGACATCGGCGACCAGGTGCTTTGCCTTTTCCTGCCCTACGGGCTTGAGCAGGGCTTTGTGGTCGGCGCCATGTACGGGAGGCAGACGCCCCCGGTCAGTGATCCCGAAAAAACGCACCGTACCTTCAAGGACGGGACTACGCTCGAATACGACCGCGCGCAGCACAAGCTCACCGGCGAGGTCAAGGGGGATGTGATGCTTCATGCAACCGGCGGCATCACCATCAAGGCCGATGGCGAGTTCACTATTCAGGGCGCCAACGTGAGGATCAACTGATGCCACCTGTGACGCGCATTGGCGACAACAATACAGGCCATGACGCCTGTCCCCCCGTGCCCTTGAGCGCCGGTTCGCCAAACGTCTTTGCCAACGGCATCCCGGTCTGCCGCATTGGCGACCCCTATGTGGTTCATGGCTGCCCGGCGCATGTGCCGCACACGCCGCACTTGGCGGCCGGCAGCAGCACGGTTTTTGTCAACGGGATTCACGTTTCGCGGATCGGCGATGCGGTCGATTGCGGCGGATCAGCGGCGCAGGGTTCGCCAAACGTCATCATTGGTGGATAGGCATGAGCATGCAGGGCGTCTTTGGGGTGTTCCCCTTCACCGTCACCGATGAAGTTGTGGCCACGTTCCGCAACTTGCAGCGCAGCCGTGAAATCGTGTTCGCGGAGCACAAGGTCGTCTCCGGCCTGCCCAGGCTCCAGCACACGGGGCGGGAGCTGGATACGGTGACGCTGCAGGTCATTATCCATCCCATCATTGCCGACGGCCTCTCCGTTGACGCCCGCCTGCTTGCCCTGCGCGCCCTGTCCCTTACGGGGCAGGAGCTGCCGCTGGTGCTCGGCTTCAGCTACTTCGGCATGTACGTCCTCAAATCCGTGAACGTGGCGCACAAGCATATCCACGCCGGGAGCACCTGGTCCGCCACGGCTGACCTGACCCTGAAGGAGTACAACTGATGGATCTGACCGTGGACACCACCAAGCCCGTGGCCGTGGAAGTGGGGGCCACAGGGGTTCGCCAGCTTGCGCAGGAAATCCGCACGGTGCTGGCCACGCGCAAGGGCAGTGTTCCTCTGGACAGGGATTTCGGGGTGAGCTGGGAGCTGATTGACCGGCCTCTGCCTGCCGCCAAGCAGCTCATCATCGCGGAGGTGGCGCGGCAGCTGGAAAAATACGTCCCGCGCATCAGGTTCAAGAGCATCGCCTTCCCGGAACCGACGGCAACGGAAACGGCGGACGGCGTCCTTCGCTGTGTGGTCACGGTGTCTGTCAGAGAGGAGTATGAGAATGAGTTCCGTCAATCTTAACCTCCTTCCCTCCATCAGCTTTGCGCCACAGAGCGTTGCGGAGGTGCAGTCCGCCGTCATCACCGCCTATGAGGCTCTTTCGGGAGTTACGTTGCAGCCTGGCGACCCTGTGCGCCTGTTTCTCGAATCGCTCGCCTACACAGTCAGCATTCAGAACGGCCTCATTGACCTTGCTGGAAAGCAGAATCTGCTGGCCTACGCCACGGGCGCGCACCTGGATCACCTCGGCGCGCTCATGGGCGTGACGCGCATTCCCGCGCAGAACGCCACATGCCTCATGCGCTTTTCCGTGTCGGAAGCTCTGGGCTTTGCCGTGCCCGTGCCCGCTGGGACGCGCGTGTCCACGCAGGACGGCTCCATAATTTTTTCCATACTATCCTCCACAGAAGTTCCGGCGGGGGCGCTCTTTGTCGATGCCGTGGCGCAGAGCGCCCTTGCCGGGGCGACATCCACCGGCCTTGTCCCCGGCCAGATCAATCGTCTGGTTGACCCCCTGCCGTACATCGCAGGGGTGGCCAACGTCACCACATCTGTTGACGGCGCGGACATTGAGGACGACGAGCGCCTGCGCGAGCGCATCCGGATCGCGCCGGAGAGCTATACCGTCGCCGGTTCCTCCGGCGAATACGAGGCGCGGGTGCTTGAGGTGAGTGCCGACATCAGCGCCGTGAGCGTCCACAGCCCGGAGCCGGGCGTGGTGGATGTGCGCTTTGTCCTGACCGGCGGGGAACTGCCTGATGCCGCCGTGATTGCTCAAGTTGAGGATGCGCTGTCCGCAGAGACCGTGCGCCCCCTGACCGACACCCTCCGTGTGGCTGCGCCGGACGTGGTCGAGTACGCCGTCGCCGGGTGCTGGTACATCCACCGCTCCGATGCGGCTCTCTTGGCCGGAATCACGGCGGCGGTCGAGGCCGCAGTGGAGAGCTACCGTATCTGGCAGCGGAGCAAGCCGGGGCGCGACATCGTTCCCAGCCGCCTCATCTCCCTGGTGCAGCAGGCCGGGGCCAAGCGGGTGGAACTCTCCCTGCCCGCGTTCACCGCCCTGACGGCCACGCAGATTGCCCGGGAGACGGACATCAATCTCCAGTTCGGCGGGGT